TGTTACGCAGATTAAAAGAGATAAGGCCCAAAAAGAACATCATGATAAGATGTTTAAAAAATGGGGACCTAAGTGGCAAGACAAAGAATGGCGTAAGTCTGCTATCTATGACGCAATGCGCGAGAAGTTTAGGAATAAAAAAGCACACTCTTATGGTGTTGAGTTTACAATTGACTTTGGCGACCTAGACTTCCCAACTCATTGCCCTATTTTAGGTGTAGAACTGGATTACTTTGCTGATGGCAGGGAAGAAAATAGTCCGTCATTTGATCGCATAGACCCTAAGAAAGGATATATTCCTGGTAATGTTGCTATTGTTTCTTGGAGAGCTAATAGGATCAAAAATGACGGAACTGCCGAAGAACATCAAAAGATAGCCGACTTCATTAATTCTTATTCGACCTAGAAGATAATACTTGTAACTGAGCGATCTCACGCTTAGTATTAATATCCTTATCCTTCAGCGCTAACTCAGTTACTTTGACACGCTTCTCAAACTCTTTAGTAGGATCAGTAGCATCAGAGAGATACTTAGATGCTGACGATGCCACCTTAGCCTGTATCTCTGCTGGCTTGAGTTGCATATCCACCATTTCACTCTGTGCTTTAGCCTGTTTGAGTTGAATATCAGCCTGTTTATCAGCCATCTCCAACTGTGCTGCCTGCATCTGCATCTGTTGCATCATCTGATCTTGCTCTGAAGGCTGTGACAACTCTTCTAGCTGCTTAATCAGTTCTTCACGATTTTCTAGGCCACTATTCTCAATAATAGCCTTGAGGATGATCGGAGTAATCTTGCTATCAGGGCCAAGAGTCTTCAACAGATTAATAAACTGTACCTGCTCAAACTCTCTAGCGATAATACCAAGGTGACTTGTTGGTATAAATGTAAAGTCACGGACAGGATACCGATCAGGATCAAACTGCATATAGCGATGGGCAGACTTGGTGATGAACGGAATTAAGAATTGCTCTTGGAAGTTCACCAGCGTACGCTTAGACTTCTTAATGATAGCCATCAGAGCAGGGTTAGTGCCATAACCTTCTGTTGTATTGCCTGTGGCAGTGATAGCGCTACTATCGATAGTGCCAGTAGCCTGTAGCAGCATACGCTCAAACTCTTTAGCGGTGGCTAGATTGTTGGGATCTAGGTTGCCAAACTTAAATGGCTGTAGAATCTCTGCTGGATTACCGTTAGTAAGGATAGTCTTGCCTGGACGCACTTCAAACTTAGCGCCACGAGGCAGTCTAGTAGCATCCATAGCCATCATAGGCACTGTTGTCAGTGCTAGGCTGTCTAAGTGACTACGAACTTGGGCATCGATAGCACGCTGCATATTGTAGCCCTTCTCAGCCACGCCACGGCCCCAGAAGCGATTCGGCATACTATCGTTCTGGAATGCTACCAGAGGCCGATCCTTCATCATATAGGGGCTTTCCTCGGCCTTTAGCAGGTGCTGGTCATTAGCGATGACGATAATTGCTTCTACAAGGTCAGAAAACTCTGCCAAAGTGTAGTTCATCTCGTCGCCAGCCTCTTTAAGCAGATCAACCATGTCTGCTTCGTCACCTTTTTCTAGCAAAACACGAGGAACTAGGCCATAGTAGCGTAGAAGTTTGACTTTATCGTTCTGATATTCGATGTCTTCCTGCACTGCTTCCAGATCTTCATCAGAAACAGCGCTACCAACATCCTTTTTCATGAAAGAACCATCTTCCATAGCCTGAACAACGCTATGAATAGACACAAACTCTTCCACAGCACAGCCTAAAGCATCAGGAATAGTGCTGGCATTGGGGTCAATGAGGAAGTTCTTAGGGTGGATTGGCCTTAGTTCAACAGCAACACGCTCTTGCTCTATCACACCGATAGATGCCATAGGCATACCTGGTATGGGTTGCGTTGCTGGAATCAGTTCTTTCTTGTTTGCTACAACAATTTCACCGATACCAGTGCCATAAACAGCAGCAAGCAACACCACATCAGAGATGGACTTGCGTACATTATCCTTTTTGAAGTCCTTCATCAACTGACGCTTCATTAATTCAACATCAGCAGGGTCTTGGTCATCATCGATAATGTCAAAAAACTTCTCACCACGACCAAAGATGGCTTCATCAATCTCAGCAGAGAAGGTTTCGATGGCTTGTTGAAGCATCGGTGTCACTATCTTAGAGCGCTCAGTGTCTCTGGTGCTGTCAGCGCCATCCCAGATACCACGCCATAGGCGCTCGTAGCGATCCCAGTCTTCGATATAGTTACCTTCTTTGTGCGAGCGCCACTGCTCGCAACGTCCAAGTACCCAGTCTGCTAGTGCTGATGTTGTGTTTGCCATTGTTGTTCCTTATTTAGTAACCTACTAAAGCATCCATCGGTTGCCAATCATCTTCATCAAAGTCTTCAATGGATACATTCTTTGCTAACTGTCCTACATAAGACAATGCATCAATTAAGTCATCATGGACTTGTGTTGATGGGAACATAAGATACTGGTCAATGAACTCAGACCAATCCTCTTTCTCATTTAACACAATCCTTCCATGCTCAAAGCTACCCTGTAAACTCCACATAATCCTGTCAGTCTTCTTCTGATTACCGTGTGTTAACTCTTCAATCCTGAAGTAGGTGCTATAACGCCTCATAAGCGTCTCTAGCGGCCCTAGGACAGCCTGCCTAGCCATCCCCTTCTCTAGACCAACAGCAACAGGGTTATACTCTTTTACATTCTTTAGTATCCGCATGGCAGTCTCATCAATATCCCATCTGCCATACTCAATCTTATCTACAAACCATTCACCATCATCACTGACCTTGACCACCGCTATAGCAGACTGGTCTAGTCGCTTATCAGCAGCAGTGCTGGCATTCCTGACATCTTTGAAGCCTGCTAAGTCTATGGCTATGTACCAACTGCCTTGGCTAGGCTGACTGCCATACTTTAGCCAGTCTTCTTTGAATAGTCCTGTTCCACTGTTGGTGAACGATGCCAGGAACTCTTGGTTAAAGTGGAATGTGCTTAGTGTCTGCTTTGCTGCTTCAATCTCTTCTGGATCGATGGTAGGGTTATCGTTGGTGGTTAGATGCCAACTCTTCCAATCCTTATACTTACCGCTTTCACCAGTTTTATATGCGTCATAGAACCAGTTGCGTCCGTCAGGTGTACTTATCAGAACAGCCTCACCTTTTAAGTCAGACAAGGCAGGTCTGATAATCTTAGTAAACAAGTCTTCTTTGACAAACGCTGCCTCATCAATAACAGCGAAGTACAACTTCAATCCTCGTAGCGCATCAGGGTTCTCTGATGACCTAATGTGAATCTTTCTACCAGTGACAAGCGTTATGTCCATGTTGTTGACATGAGCATTCTTTACTAGCTTCCCACCTTGGGCTAACAAGGCATCCCAGGCGATCTGCCTAGCCTGGCCCAGTGTTGGTGCTACATAAACAACAGCAGAGTCCTCTGGAGCCTCTAGCGCTCTTGCTAGCAGCATCTTGATAGCAAGGTTACTCTTACCACATCGACGACCAGCAGCAATGACTTTAAAGCGATGTTTGTCTTGCCACACTTCCAACTGCCAGGGCAGTAGAGACCAGTTTATTTCCATTATTTATTCTCTACCTCTACGTCAACAACATCGTTGCTTGTTTGTATTTGCGGTGTGTTCACGCCTGTAATGTTAATAACGATTCCTTGAGCGCCGTTACCGTTACCAGAATCTTTATTCTCAAAGTAACTAATAGGCAGTGAACGATCTAAACACATCTTCAATGCTGCCATCTGATTAGGATGGCCATCTTTAAGAGCCATCTCAATCAAAGTCCTTAACATCCTATCGCCTTCAGAGACAAGCATCCTAGCGCATAGTTCTCTGGCTTTCTGATAGTCGCCAGCAGGACGTCCAACCTTGCCTGGTTTTAACTTGGCCTGGATCTCTGCTTTCTTAGGCCTACCGCCTTTTTTCTTTAAGACAGTCTGCCCAGGTTCAGAGACAGGGCTAACAGTCTCGACAGAAGAGACATCAGTGTTATCAGTTTTCATTCTTTAAATTATCTTTCTATGACGAAAGGTTTTTAGTGAAGACATATTACTCTATATAGTTAGCACTGTCCCCTTAAAGTCTTATTACTTAGTTAGTAATTATTAACTATCCGCTGATGGGACTGAAAGTCCATGATTCGAAGAATCATCTTCAATAACATCAACTCAGGTGTTCGATAACATCTTAAAACCGGTGCTGATCTATATCATGCCTTTTAATAGAGAATATTGTAGCATACAAACCTATTGATTGTCGATACTTTACCGTATGCTTTTTCATCATAGGTAGTGCTGGCCTCCGCATTGCACAGGCTATGATGGCCTTCGCATAGCGCAGATTCCAATATTACACCGTTATAGATCATTATTATTTATTATCAACAATATAGCCTATCATAGCCTAGCGCTATTTATCCTCAATTAATACTACTTTTTTCTTTTTTGTATAGTTAGGGTGGTTCAACAAAATTATCACAGCCATCACCACCCCCTCCCCCGTCTATGTTAGTTAGCACACACTTACATAGCTAGGTTAGTTAGTGCAAACTTACATAGCCTGTGGATAACCTGTGGATAACTTTGTAAGATCCAATACTGTATTGATATACAGCTGTGGATAACCTGTGGATAACTTTATAGTTGGCATGGATGTTGCAGTAGCACCACTATAGACACAGCATAGACCTGGATAATCTGTCTCAGTTCTAACATAAACTATGCCAATAGTGGTCACTAACTTAGCATCATCGTCTGAAATGGCTTGTGGCTGTCTCTAAGGGTTTCCTCTAATAGACACCACTATCTAATTAAATCAATGACTTATATATCCCTACAAACATTGTGGCACGATTCTATTACATAGGTATATGAGAGGGTAAGTTTTTTAAGTGTTAGGGTTTCCTCTAATGCAGTTTAGTGAACTAGGTACGATATACTGTAGTCATAGCAGTTAAACAACAAAGGAGCATTAAAATGAAGACATATAAAGTATTGAGCATTGACGCATGGGGTAACACTGAAGACGGCTACGAATGGAACCAGTGGTATAACGCTGGTACTATCGAGCTTGATGACATCGAGGATAACGACTGGATACTTCGTCAGATGCAAGAGCAGGGATTCATTACAGACGCATCAAAAGGCGACATTGAGGATGACCAGTATAATATGGTCGTAGTTGATAAGATCACCAGGGAGCCTATCTTTGCTATCGAGTACGGATCAACAATTTAACCATTAACAACACACTAGGAGAATTACATCATGAGCAACACAACCTACAACGGCTGGACTAACTACGCAACTTGGCGCGTCAACCTGGAGATGTTCGATGGGATGACTGCCTCTTATCTTACAGGTAAGCAAGTCAGTTGCGCTTCTGAGATAAAGGATGCTGCCGCAGAGTACGCGGCGAACATCATCGAGGAGACCTCGCAAGAAGGCCTTGCAAGAGATTATGCTAGGGCTTTCTTGTCTGATGTTGACTGGTGGAGTATTGCCAATCAACTTATCGCCAACGAAGAAGACTTAATCGAATCAGAGGAGTAAACCATGAATCGCAACAACAAGCACTACCACGACCCTATCGATGGTTTCATCGAATCTGCAATGTCTCATCCGATATGGTCTGTGCTGTTCTGTCTGTTCTGTGCCATAGGCTTCTATGGCATAATCTGGTTGCTGCTGGCTGGCGGCATTATGTTAGGCCTTTAATCTTAATCACTAGGAGAATTACAATGCTTATCGTTTACAAACTTATGTCTCTTGTCGTATTCCTGATGTCTGCACTATCTCTAGTCTTTATCAATATCTACCATGTCTTTACAGCAGCGCAGGCAATCATACTATCGGCAGGCTTCGTCGTGTCATTGGTTTATGGCATCATTGGCGCAGTACGCGCTAAATAAGGAGGAATCATGAAAACCAGCGAATTGCAAGGGGCCGCCCTCGATTGGGCCGTGGCGAAGTGTGAAGGCAAGGACAACGACTGCGAAGTGCATGCAGGCAACGTGCTATATGGAAGGGCGACAAGCGGGTTCATTCAATACCGACCATCAACCGACTGGGCGCAAGGTGGGCCGATCATTGAGCGGGAGAGAGTTGGGGTGGAGCCTTGGGGTACAGATAAAACTTGGCTTGCTCAAAACTACAATGAGGCGGGCAGGATACTACAAAGGCAATACGGCCCAACACCCCTGATCGCAGCAATGCGGTGCTATGTGGCAAGTAAACGCGGCGCCGAGATTGAATTACCTATTGAATTAATTTAAGGAGATCACACCATGCAGCCCAATAAGTTCTACCATGACCCCTTAGATCAATGGGTCGAAGATCATCCACACCTTGCTATACTTGCCGGGTTAATAGGCTTTCACGGCCTTGCTGATGCTGTCCTATAGGGTAGCATAGGCAAGGCCGTATAAACGGCATAGAGACGCTTTTAATGGCCTTGCTGAGGATATTATGGAAGACTTTACAATCTTACTACGATTCACCGATGGATGGGACTATGAAATCACCAAGATCGACACTCAGACAGTACGATGGAATGATCCTGCGGACAATCCTGGGTTGATACTTGAGGCTGTCTATGGTGATGGTTCAATGGTAGAGTCTACACTGTTGGATCGCATGAATGCAGACTATAGTTTTAAATCTGATGTCTGGGCTGAGTATGTTTCTGATAATGGTTATAGAATACCTATCAACATTAAGGAGAATTAATTATGCGCTGTCTTTCTTGTGATGCTGGTCTAACAGACTATGAAACCAGTCGTAAGAGTATCATCACTGGTGATTACATTAATATGTGTAGTTCCTG